CTCACGGACAGAATTTATTTCCTGGGCGGATCATGGCAACAGATCACTACTCGCCTAACGAAACGGCGATGCCGGTAGTCGACTGGCCGATCGATAAACCGCGTCCATATCCGCACAATCCGCGGCGGATCAGCGATATGGCGATCGCGAAGGTTGCGGCGTCGATCCGCGAGTTCGGCTTCCGTCAGCCGATCGTGGTCGATGGTGATGGCGTGGTCATTGCGGGACACACGCGGCTCGCGGCGGCATCGTCGCTGGGTCTTGCATCGGTGCCGGTACACATAGCGCGGGATCTGACGCCGGTGCAGGCGCGCGCGTATCGGCTCGCGGATAACCGCAGCGGCGAAGAGGCCGAGTGGGACAACGAGCTGCTGCGGGTTGAGATGGCCGCGCTTGCCGGCCTCGATATTGATCTGAGCCTGACGGCGTTTGATCCGGATGAGATCGCGGGGCTGTCGGGTCATCAGGGACTGACTGATCCGGACGAGGTGCCCGAGGCGCCGGCGGTGCCGGTCACGCAGCCGGGCGATGTGTGGCAGCTCGGGTCGCATCGGCTGGTGTGTGGTGATGCGACCAATGCCGACGATGTAGCGCGTGCGCTCAACGGCGTGCAGCCGCATCTGATGGTGACCGATCCGCCGTATGGCGTGGACTATGATCCCGACTGGCGCAACCGCGCGATGCCGCACAAGAACGATCCGTCGCGCCAGCGCGACGGACAAGGCCGAGCAATCGGCCTTGTGACAAACGATAACCGGACCGACTGGCGTGAGGCATTTACATTATTTCTAGGAAATGTTGCGTACTGCTGGCATGCCGGTCTGCATGCCAGCAGTACGCAACAAGCTTTTGAAGCATGTGGATTTGCGCTGCGCTCACAAATCATTTGGGCTAAATCACATTTTGCAATCGGGCGGGGCCACTATCATGTTCAACACGAGCCATGCTTTTACATGGTACGCAGCGGTGCGACGGGACATTGGGCCGGCGATCGCACACAATCGACGCTGTGGCAGATCGACAAGCCGCAGAAGAATGAGACCGGCCACTCAACACAAAAACCGGTCGAATGCATGCGCCGTCCGATAGAGAACAACTCCTCGCCCGGCCAGGCGGTCTACGATCCGTTCGTCGGCTCGGGCACCACGATCATTGCGGCGGAGATGACCGGGCGCGCGTGCCACGCGCTTGAGATTGCGCCGGCCTATTGCGACGTGACGGTCGAGCGGTGGCAGAACTTCACCGGGCGGAAGGCTGAGCGGATTGGCAATGCGACTGCCGCCTGACGCGATCTTCCGCTATGCGCGGCTGGATCGGCTCGAGGACTTCATGACGCTCGGTTGGATTCCGGTGTCGGAACTTGGTCCGGTGCATGGCTATTATTCGGTGCTGGCGGTCTGGATCTGTAGCTGTCCGGCGAAGGTGCCTCACGCATGACTGTGCTTAAGCCGGACGACAAGACGCTTGGGATAATCGAGGGGCTTGCCAAGATTCAATGCACCCAGGGCGAGGCGGCGGCCGTGCTCGGCGTGCATCGGATCACATTCCTCAAGTTTCTCCAGCGCAGCGCGGCGGCGCGCGATAGATGGGACATCGGGACCGAGAGCGGCAAGGCGTCGCTGCGGCGCAACCAGTTCAAACTGTCGGAGACGAACGCTGCGATGGCGATCTGGCTCGGCAAGCAGTACCTCGGGCAGCGCGAGCCGGTGCGCTACGAGGAGGAACATCCGGAGGTGCCGCTCGGCAAGAAGGAAATTGCGCAACGTGCGGCCGAGCAGGCGCATGAGGGGAATTCGTGGAGCAGCCTGGTTCAGTAGCCGCCTGGCGCTTTGCCTGTCCGGACTGGCCGGCGCGGCTGAAGGCAGGACGGTCGCTGCTTCCTGATTTGCCGCTGGACGAGACCGCGGCAGGCAAGGCGGTTGATATTTTCAACATGTTGCGTCTGCCGGACGTCGTCGGTCAGCCGCCATTGTCCGAGGCTGCGGGCGACTGGCATCGGGACATCGTGCGCGCGGTATTCGGCTCGCTCGACCGCAAGGGGCGCCGCATGGTGCCCGAGGTGTTCTCGCTGGTGCCGAAGAAGAACGCGAAGACCACCGGCGGCGCGGCGATCATGCTCACCGCGATGCTGCGCAACAAGCGGCCGCGGGCTGAGTTCCTGTTCGTCGGGCCGACGCAGGAGGTGGCCGATCTTGCGTTCCAGCAGGCGGCCGGAATGATCGACGCCGATCCGGAGGGCTATCTGCAGAAACGGTTTTTGCTGCAGGAGCACATCAAGACGATCACCGATCGGCTGACCAAGTCGAAGCTGAAGATCAAGACGTTCGACATGAAGGTGATGACCGGCGCAAAGCCGGCCGGCGTGCTCGTCGACGAACTGCACCTGATGTCGAGCATGTCGTATGCGCTGCGGGTGGTCGGGCAGATCCGCGGCGGGATGATCGCCAACCCGGAAGCGTTCCTGATCTTCATCTCGACGCAGAGCGATACGCCGCCGGCCGGCGTATTCCGCCAGGAGCTCGACCACGCGCGCGCCATTCGCGACGGCAAGATGGCCGGGCGTATGCTGCCGCTACTGTACGAGTTTCCCGAGGCGATGCAGCGCGACGGTTCGTGGCGCGACACGATGAACTGGCCGATGGTGCTGCCGAACCTCGGACGTTCGATCACGCTGGACCGGGTGATTGCCGACCACGCGGAGGCGAAAGCCAAGGGCGAGGCGGAGGAGCGGCGCTGGGCGACGCAGCATCTCAACGTGGAGATTGGTGTTGCGTTGCGCGCGGACGGCTGGGCCGGCGCGGAGGTGTGGGAGCGCGGGATCGAGCCAGGGCTGACGCTGGACGCCATCCTGGCACGTTCGGAGGTTGTGACGGTCGGCGTGGACGGCGGCGGCCTGGATGACCTCCTCGGCGTGGCGTTGATCGGACGGGAGCGTGGGACGAAACGGTGGCTCGGTTGGGCGCATGCGCTGATCTCGGACATCGGGATCGAGCGGCGCAAGGCGAATGCGGCGCATTACGAGCAGTTTGAGCGCGAGGGCTCGCTGACGAAGTTCACGTACATGAAACCTGAGACGCTGTCGGTCGCGCAGCCGCTGAATATCCAGTTCGTGGTCGACTTGGTCGAGAAGGTGCAGAAGCTCGGTCTGCTCGCGCAGGTCGGCGTCGATGCCGCGGGGATAGGCAGCATTGTTGATGCTCTCGGTGAGATAGGCGTGACGCAGGACGCTGAGAAGCTCGATGCGGTGCGCCAGGGCATCGCGCTGATGGGCGCGGTCAAGACGATCGAGATCAAGCTTGCCGACTATTCGTTCAAGCACGGCGGCAGCAAGATGATGGCCTGGTGCGTCGGAAACCTGCGAGTGGTGCCGACGCCGACAGCAATGCGGATCGCGCGCGACGAGGCTGGCTACGGCAAGATCGACCCGTTCATGGCGCTGGCGAACGCGGCGCATCTGATGGGGCTCAATCCGGGGCGCAAACCGGAATATCACCTTCACTTCGCCTGATCGTTTAACCCAGAGGAGATCCCAATGAAGAAACTTTTGCTGGCAGCGGCCATGCTTGGTGCGCTGTCGGCCCCTGCCTATGCTCAAGTAACCCTCGGCGGTCAGATCTGGACCAACACGGGTACGACCCTGTCGCTCGACGCGACGGTGCCGGGTGGCAACCAGCCGCTGAACACTCCGTGCATTATCTGCGGCGATAACCAACCGCAGCAACAGGCGGACTTCGGCTACACGAACTTCCACAACAGCGGCAACCTCTCTGACGCGATCTTCTTCTCGACCAACGTACCTGGCGGTGCTGATCCCGGCGTCGATACCGTGGGTATCGGCTACGACGGCTCGTTCCTGCGAGCGTTCTTGCTCGCCAATGGCGATCCTAATCTGCAGTTCTCCATCGGCATCGATGTCAACGACACCGGCACGCCGCAGACGCTCGAGGCATTTGCCCTGCTCAATCTCACACAACATACCGTGTTGGCGCAGTACTCGTTGCTCCAACCGGGTGGAACGTTGATCCCGTCGCAGAACAATGGCACGGGCTTCCCCGATTACACGTTATCTGGTTTCGACATCAACCTCGGCACCGACATCCAGTTGGGTGACCAGTTGATCTTCTACGCGCGCATCTCCGGTGCGAACGACGGTCCTGACAGCTTCTTCCTGGTGCCGCAGCAGGTTCCGGTTGGTGTTGCTGGGGCAGGCATCCCTGGCCTCATTGTTGGGTGCATGGCGCTTCTCGGTTTCGGCCGATGGCGCAAGAAGAAGAATGGCGAACTCGGCGTTGCGTAAGTAGCGTCGTGTCGTGCGGGCGCGGTCTTGGTTATTCGGATTTCCTTCGCCGTGCCCGCATTGAAATGAAAACGCTCGTCGCGCTGTTCAGCATCGCCATGCTGGCCACTGCGTCAGCGCAGTACCCACCACTGCCCGCAACCGTGCAGTTGCACAACAAGGCCACCAACGAACCGCTCGGCACCGCAACGTTCTCGGGTAATCGCATTTATCTGCGCGACAAGGACGGCGTGCACTACGCCACCATCGAGATTGCGCCTGACGGCACGCGCACGACCTACGACCCGAGCGGCACGGTCATCGCTGCACCGACTCCGCGCAAATAAAGGTAATCACCATGCTCGATCGGGCTTTTAGCCTGCTTGAAATCAAGCAGGTTGACGAGGACGCGCGTCAGATCACCGGCATGGCGACGACGCCAACGGCTGACCGAATGAACGATGTGGTCGAGCCGATGGGCGCGCAGTTCACGCTGCCGATCCCGTTGCTTTGGCAGCATCGGAGCGACGAGCCGATCGGTCATGTGACGCATGCGACGGTCGGCAAGGCCGGCATCGAGATCGTCGCAAAGATCGCCAAGGGCGTCACGGCTGAGATCGACCGCGCCTGGTCACTCATCAAAGCCGGTCTCGTCCCTGGTCTCAGCATCGGCTTCAAGTCGATCGAGCACGAAGTCATTCCCAC